TAACGCTTAGGCACTTCAGGGGCATCATTTGCGAGAGTCGGTTCATTCGCCTTCTCCATGATGAGTTCTAGAAATACTTTAAAGATCGAAGAGAATGCAGCCATGATGGCAGCCCACATTCTCAGCTGACCTTCTTCTTCAGTGCAAGCCGTGCACCTGTGTATCCAAGAGCCACCAGAGCGGATGCAGCAATGCCAATGACCTTAGCAAGACTGCTATCTTCTGCGATAACTCCAGATGCCATGAGACCACCAACAACGGTGGCAGCAGCAGCAAGCCAGAACTCAGTAGTTTTAATTCCGGGTTTCATTGATCACCTCAAAGTTGAGAGATTGCGAGACGATCCTGAATCTCTTGACGAAACGCAGGATCCTTAGAGTAACGTGGGTCTCGCATCGCTTCAGATACTTGAGTCCACGAACGAAACGGATTGCCACCCTTAGTGGATGGAGCGGTGCCTTTAAGAAGACTGGGGTTGCTTCCAGTGGCCTGTGTAAAACGAGCAGATAGTCCTCTTGCAGCCATAATTGCACTGTTTAGATCACCAGAGTCCATCGTCCGATCATAGGAGGTGACTTCTTCTTCAGAGAGGTTTTCTTTTGCCCACTCGATCATCTCTCCATAGTTCTCTTCCCCACCAACCTCATTGAATATGGTTCCGTGGGCTTGGGCAAGTAAAGCCTTCTGGCCTTCTACATACGCCCTAGATATCTCCTCTGGGACGCCCCAATCTTTCTGAATCTTCTCATAAGACTCAGAAGAGAGATCGCCAGCCTCAGAGAACTCCTTAGTGTACTCCGCAAGATTTTCAGAGGACATCCCGGTGGATTCAGTAATAGCATCGGTGGACTCGGGAGCAGATTCAGTGGGCTGATTGGTTCCCATTTTGGATTCCAATTCGCCATAGGCGTTTGCAAGTGCCTCTGGAGATTCAAACTTCTCTGGCAGCCACTCCGGTCGTTCCGATACCTGCTCTTGTGAATCACTTACCTCCTCGGTTGGTGCTTCTGGGCCTGTGACACCCATCTCCATTTGTACTCGTTGTTCAGCCATTCTTTACCATCTCCTTGGTTACATCGGAGTCAGCCTTTCGCACATCACGGATCTGTTTATCTGCGATGTCCATTACTTGACCACCGTATTGTTGAACCACAGCATCCTGCTGGGCTTGTTGCATCTCAGCCATTAACTCTTCTTCAGTTTTGATAAGACCTTGGGTGTCAATACCAAGAGCAGTTGCGCGACGTTTGATGTATTCACTGAGGTGGACATACTGAGCAATCGCCTCTGGGCCCACAGTCTGGGCCATACCTTGCAAGAAGAAGTCGAGACGGTTGAGGTCCGATCCTCTAGCCAACGCCTCGATGCCTGTGATGATAGCAGGTGAGATGTATTTCTTCGGGAGTTTTGGAAGTTTCTTCTTCTTCTGAAGGTTCGCCATCATCCTGTTTACCAGCGGAAGTTGAAGTTCCTGTGAAAGCAGGGAGAACGCCCCACCGAGTTGCCGCTCAATCGACTGGGTAACCAGGCGTACTTCTTCAGCGGTTACTCGTTCGGCTTGCCGGATGGTCCCTTCCGTAAGGAGAAACGCATACGCAAGCCGATCTGTAATCGTCTGAGCCGTACTCGCCGCGATAGAGAGGTCCGCACTTTTCTGACTCTGTAGAACCGTAACATCTTGGGCACTCCCTTCAACGATGGCCCCATTGGGACTCTTCGCAAGTGTTCTCGCACGAGTTGTGCCATTTGGTGAGACCATGAACAGAATCTTGGAAGCAGCCGCAGCACCTTCCACAATGGCTTGGGTCAATCCCTCTAATGAGCGGAGGTCCCCTAAGTATTGCTCCACATACCCTCTTCCGTAGTTCTCACCCTCAACCTTATACATCCTAAGTGGGAGGAAGGGCATCTTGTCTTCTGCGTATGTACCGCGAGAACCTGGAATTTCAGTCCCACCGACTTCTTGGTAGACCTCCCACTTCTTGTCCATGCGTTTGTGTATGCAAGTGTACAGGTCTACCGATCCATCGGTGTTTGGTGATATGGCTCCAACAGCACCCTTAATCTCTTCAGGTAGAGCTGCTGGGGCGACACATTCTTTCGTAACAATCTTTAGGGGGTTCCCCATAGGATCCCGCTCAACGCAGTACCTTGCTAGGGGGAACACCCGCACCCCACCATCATTGGGGAAGTGCATAAGACAGTTCCCTGAGATGATGAGATGCTTCAAAGCCTCAAATAAAGAGACTCGGATGTTGTTTGTCTCAACCTCTTTCATCACAGCCTTCTCGATATCCGAGAGTGACCGCTCAATTTCTGTCTTGATTTCTGGGATGCCCTCAATCTGCTTCAGAGCTTGGTCATCAAGAACCAGCCGGAAGAAGGGGGCATTAGGGGGAAGAAGGCTGAGGAGCAATGAGGAAGCGAGGTTATTCACTCCCCGAGCCCCCACTCCCTGATAAGGAGTTACAAATTTCTGCGACGAACTGTGCCCCTCATCAGGGATCACCGTGGGCAGTGTCAGCCGAGAACAATCTCTGGCACGTTCAAGGAACGAGAACCTTTGGGTCTCCAGTTTTGTGTAGAGACCTTTAGCACTATCCATCTAATAAGCTCCCCCAACACCAGATCCTGAACCCACGTTCTCAAGGCGTATCTTTAGAGCGGAAACCCCACGACGCCTAGCTCGACTGGCGCGCCCCTCCCGAACCGCAGTGCCCCGACCAGGAGAACCTACCGTTTCCGCTGTACTCTCTGGAGGAGGTGGAGGTGGTGGAGGAGGAGGTGGAGGCGGTGGAGGTTTTGGGGAATCAAACATGCACATATCTACCGCTCCAGAACATTCTCAGATTGTTCTTTGTGTATTGCTGAAAGGTGATCAACGACCGACCGCTGGCCGACTTGGTGAAAGATCGCTCGCTCGTGTTGATTGAGATCAGGGCTCTTCAGCGGGAATTGCTGCTCAAGCCATTGAACCAATTCAACAGAAATCGGCGGGGGTCTTTCATATACATGCTCTTTATCCACCATTCGCCTCCTTCTTGGACTGCACATAGGCTCCCAGTAGGATGGTGTAGTTGATGAGATCGAGCAAAGTGTCCCTCAAGGATTCATCTGCAACCTGAAAGGATCCTGTTTCACAGAAGGTACTGAGGCGAGAGAACTTATCAGTGAGACGAACCAGGAACCCCTTCTCGGTAGTTGTGATGCCCATCGCCTCACACCTCTGGAAGTTCGCAAAGGGTTTATCATCTTCCTTCCCAGTGTAATCTCGGTTCTTCCTCACACTTAGGGAGAGGGCCTCCCGGCACATCCCACGGTGAAAATCTAGGTATCCCTCTCGGGTCATTTGGGGTTCCACAATTTTACCTTCTGCCTCTTTGGACTGAACTCCCCCCTTCTCAATATCCGAGAGACCCTCGCTTGAACCAGTGCATCCGCCTCCGTCAGCCCCGCTTTCGCGTACGCTCCCAACACTTCCTCCCAAGTCCCCTGCTTCAGTATCTTCTCCGCTGTCTTGGGGCCGACGCCGGGGCACCCCGAGTATCCGTCTGTACTGTCCCCCGTCAGGGCTTGGGACAGATGATTGAGGTCCGCTTGTTTTTTGCTCAGGCATTGAATGCCCTCCTCTGCATGGTTTGGGTTGTATAAATATCCAGGGATCGTCTTCATGTCTTTGTCTTCAGAGACGATGATCTTTTTCCCACCAATCCTTTTCAGCCCCCCAGTTGCGAGCAGACCCATCACATCGTCCGCCTCAAGGTTGTTGACCTCGATGGTCCTGTAGGTCCCTCGGCAATAGTCACGAAGAGCGGGGAACACCATAGGCTTCCGCGTGCCTTTCCGGTTATTCTTGTAGGTTGGCAGGACATCTTTCCGCCAGTTCTCTGGTCCAGTCAGGGTGATGATAACTTTATCAGCCCCAAGTAATTCTTTGTGTCGAGCGATCCAAACGTCTACAGCTTGCTTTGCTGCCGCAGCATCCCCAGTCAAAGTCCAAACATCATCCCCCCAATCAAAAGCCTCTTCTACCGCAGAACTTTCTCGGTAGAGAAGAATATCCCCGTCAATTAGTAGTGTCGTCAGCATGAGATCCGTCTCCAGCTTCTGCGGCCATCCTGGCCACTATTGAAAGTCCAAGAACCGAGTGATAAGAACCATTAAGTGAGAGAACAATATCCTCCGCGTCCCCTGTCATCCTCGCGGTGGCGATGAAGATTGAGTCATCAAACCGCTTCTGGAGTTCTTTGAGTAATGCGGAGGTTTCGATGTATTCAAGTGGGTCCATTCGTATTCAATCCGTTTCAGTTTGCGGAGTTCTTCACAGAGTTGGGCTCGTTTGTGTGAGCGAGGAGGGTACGCGGAGATCTCCAGAAGTATCTTAGCTTGTGGAAGTTTCTCTTGAAGGTATGGGAGAACTGCCTTGATACAGTTCCTGGCGTTGTCCCCTGTGGCGTGCCACGCGAACGCTTGACGCCACTTAGGGTTCTCTGGTTTAGTTTTAGCACGGCAAGTCCCTCCGAACATCTCTGAGAACCATCCCAAGGTGTGAACATAGGTGTTCTCAACACAGACTTCAGGGGTTCCGTTGGTGAACTTGAAGCACCCCTCGCCATCAAGGAACCCCGCAGCATACGCAAGATCTTCTTCAGTGTGTTTCACTCCAGTTTGCTCCAATTTTGTACTCTCCAGTGAGGGGGACTTTGAGATTGAGAGTCTCACCAGCCGCTCTGATGGACTCCACAGCAATC